TGTACCCACCGCTGCCGCCAGCGATCAGTCCCAACGAGAACGTGCTGGCGCTGGTCTGGATCCCGAAGATCGGCTACCGCTGGGTGGTGCTCGGGCCGCTGTTCCATCAGTCGCCGGTAGCGGCGCCGAAGGCGAAGCCGTAAATCGCCCGGGCATGGCCGTGCGACGCCCACGGCCATGCTCTACTCCAGGCGTCGCTTGTTTACACGCATAAGGACAACCCAGATGACCCTCGACGCAGCGCAAGTTGAAGCCTTGCAAAACAGTAGCGGTCCAACCGACTGGACCAAGTTCGACAACGGTCTGCTGCAGCGCGGACCTGGGCAGATGGCATGGCCCGGCCCTGGCGACGACAAGCTGCACGTCAAGTTCTTCATGAAGCCCAGGATCGATCAGGCGGAGTCCGACAGGCAGCAACGCCCGGTCTACAAGGACACTCCGTACATCGAGATGATGATGCCCGGGGAGAAGAACGTGATCATCCGCGAGCCCGTATGGGACCAGCACTTGAAGCGCTTCCCCGCGCAATGGCAGCAGTTCCTGGCCGGCGAGAAGGAGCAAGTGGTCGGCACACCGCTGAAGGTGGCGCCATTCCTGACCGAGTCCCAGGTCGAGGAGTTGCTGCACTTCAAGATCCGCACCATCGAGCAGCTTGCCGATCTGGCCGACACCGGCATGAACTTCATGGGCGCCCAGGAGTTGAAGCAGGCGGCCAAGCGGTTCATCGAGAAGACCAAGGGCAACGATGCCCTGCTGGCTCGGATCGAGGCCCTGGAGGCAGAGAACCGCAAGCTGGCGGCGGCCCAAGCCCTGGAGCGCACGGCCAAGGTCGAGCCGGATCCGAAGCCACGCCAGAACCAGCCGATGCGGTAAAGGAGCGCGCATGCCTTATCAGATGACGAACGAGCAGACGCTGGCGTCTGTCATCCAGACATGCGCCTCGCTTCTGTCTTTGCCCATCCCCACGGCCCCGGCGTCGAGCGCGGACCCCAACATCCAGTTGATGAAGACGGTGGCGAATCTGGCCGCCCTGGAGATGCTCAACGCTTACGAGTGGGGCATGCTCACCAAACGGGGTGAGATAGATGTGTTCTCGACTATCCCTCCGGGAACCGACGCCACCGAGACTGCCTTCGATCTGCCTGAGGACTTCTACCGGTTCATCGACCAGACGCAGTGGAACGGTGCGATGCGGTTCCCTGCGGTCGGGCCGGTGGCGCCCCAGGGTTGGATGACCTACATGGTCTTCCCGATCAGCGCCAACTTCACGCTGACGTGGCAGATCAGGCAGAACCAGATCTGGTTCCTCAACGCGCCGCCTGTGCCAGGGCAGAAGTTCAAGTTCATGTACCTGTCGCGCTCGCTAGTGCAGGACGCTGATGACCCGACCCTGTTTAAGAACGTGGCCGACAAGGATGGCGACAAGTTCCAGCTTGACGGCGTGCTCATGACTTTGATCACGCGGGTCAAGTGGCTTGAAGCCAAGGGCTTCGACAGCAGCGCGGCAGTACGCGACTTCCTGCTGGCGTTCGATTCGCGCACAGGTGCGCAGAAGGGCGCCAACATCCTGAGCATGGCCCACGGCCGGATGGACTACCCGTACATCGGGATCGGTAACCTGCCTGAGTCTTCACTCTACGGCATGCGCCAAAGCTGATCACTGGTGACGCAATGGCAGTGACGCTCCCCCCAGGCTGGACCATCACCGAGCAGATCGAGATCGTCCCAAGCCCGAATATCGGGACCCCGGCTTATACCGAGTTCGCCCGTAAAACCTTCGTCTGCACCGACCAAGCCGGCCAGTACGTCTGCTCTAGTGGCGCGCTGGAGGATTGCGAGGCCCAGGCCCTGACCATGGCCCAATCGTTCTCTCAGCAACGACCCTACACCACGGCACGCTGATGGCACTCCAGCAACTACCCCATCCGCGCAAGTACATCCCGAGGCGGTCGAGCGCGAGCCAGTCGCACGAGGCATACGCGTTCCCCTCGCCCATCCTGGGCCTCGATACTTCTTCACCGCTGCCTGGGGGCAACCCGCAGACGGCCGTGGTGCTGAACAACCTGATCCCGCGCAACCTGGGTTGCATGCTGCGCGCCGGCTTCAGCCGCTGGGTCAGCAACATGGGCGGCGAGATGCGCTCGCTGCTGCAATTCCACCCGCCGGCTGGGGCGCCCAAGCTGTTCGTCGCCAACGCGGCCGGCCAGATCTACAACGTGTCGACCGCCCAGCCATCGAGCGTCTTGCCGACGCCTGTGTTGACGGTAGCCAGCGCCATCCGGCCCGGGGAGTGGACCACTCTCAATTTCACTACCGACACCGGCATCCACTATCTCGTGGCCGTGAATCCTGGGGGTGGCTACTGGACCTATGACGGTACGACGTGGCTGGAGCACATCGCAGGCACTGGCGTCGGTCAAGTGGACAAGGTGGACCCGAGGACATTCAACTTCGTCATGGTCTACAAGACGCAATTGGTGTTCTCGCAGACTGGCACCAACACCATATGGGCCTTGCCCGGTGGTCAGATAGCTGGCATAGCCTCCGAGTTCGATCTGGGATCCCTGTTCCCCAATGGCGGATCCGTGGCGGCCATCATCAACTGGACCTTTGATGGCAGCGCAGCCGGCGGCCTCGGGACGGCCGGCGGGGGCATGGACAACAAGCTGGTGATCATCAGCACCGAGGGCGACGTGCTGGTGTACTCCACGGGCCAGGAGGGCCTGGAGGGTACAGGCTTCGCCCTGGAAGGCCGCTGGTTCATCGGCCGGGTGCCGGTTGGGCACCGGTTCTTCACCCAGTACAGTGCCGACATCGCAATCATCAGCGAGCGCGGCTTGTCGTTCATGACCGAGTTGATGCGTGGTGAAGGCTTCTACACGCACACCCAGTCTTCGCAGCGGATCAATTCCGCCCTGTCGGTCCAAATCACGGAGACCCTGGACAAGTTCTACTGGGAGGTGCGGTTCCTTCCGCACGAGCAATTGCTGGTCATCAAGGTGCCAGAGTTCCGTGGCACCGAGGACATCCAGTGGGCGTTCGAGGTGAACAACAAAGCCTTCTGCACGCTGCGCGGCTACGCGATGATGACCATCGACACGTTCAATGGCCGCAGCTACGGGGGCGACTACGTGGGCAATGTCTGGCTCCTGTTCGAAGGGGAGTCAGACGGCAAGGTGGACACCCTCCCGGGCAAAGATCTGCAGGGATCGGTGGTCACTTCCTTTCAATCCCTGGGCGAGGGCGTGCGGGTCAAGCGGTTCCTGATGGTCAAGCCGAGCTTCATCGCCAATACGCCCCCAGGCATCCAGGTCCGTTTAAACTCTGAATGGAACCTCCGTCCACCAGAGACTTCTCCGCCATTCCTGCCGCAGGCCGATTCCCTCTGGGACATTGGTCTGTGGGATGCGGCCAAGTGGGCCGGGGCTGCCCTGTCCTACGAAGCCTGGGTGGGTGCGGTCGGCACCGGCCGGTACGGATCCTTGTCGATGCGTGTGCGCGGGGCGGCAGACACGATCTTTGTCGGCTGGCAGGCCGTGGTTGAAGGTGGAGGCATCCTGTGATCCGCGAAGACCTGATCCATTTCTGCGCCGGCAACAAGGAGGCGGTCGCGTTGATCGAAGGCTTCTGGGGCTTCATGGAAGCTTGGGACGACATCATTGACCGCGACAAGCCACCCGACGATGAAGCCACCAACAAGGCCATCCTGTGGGCCTTGTTCGATCTGCACGACAACGTGTTCTACAAGGCCTTCCCTGGCATCTTGCGCGGGGCGATCCAGCAGGCCGTGGTGTCCTGGCTGACGGCCAACAAGTTCGAATGCAGTGGCAAGCGCGAGCTTGTGGAGCAGGCGTACTTCATGCGCTGCTCCGCCTACGACGTGTTCTCCCTGATCGCCCTACTGGCCGGCGGCCCCGAGAAGCACATGGCGGCGGTCGAGTACTTCCGCTCGCTGGCCCCCGATGACACGCTGGCGTCTTATCTGCGCGAACACCTTGAGGGCGGCGCAAAAAGCCCAAATGAGTTTTTTGCGCCGGCCAAGACTGGAGAGTAATCATGGGATGGCTGTCTAAATCCGCACCGCCTCCGCCTCCGCCTGACTACAAGGCGCAGGCCGAGGCCACGGCCGCCAGCAACCAGTCGGCGCAGACGGCGGCCGACTGGGCCAACCGGCCTGACGTGGTCACGCCATGGGGCACCGAGTCCTGGGCGTCCTCGCAGCAGATCGACCCGGCCACGGGCAAGCCTGTCACGAAATGGACGCAGACCCAGGCGCTGGACCCGCAGGCCCAGGCTACGCTGGATGCCCAGCAGGCTGGCGACTTGGCGAAGGCCAACATCGCGCAAGGGCAGCTTGGCCGAGTCGGGTCCTCCTTTGGACAGGAGTTCGACACCAGCGGCATGCAGGCCCTGGCGGGCGTGCCCGAGGCTGGGCAGGGGATCATGGCGGGCCTGGACATGGCAAGCCTCGGGGCGATGCCGCAGGCCGACGCGGCCGAGCGGCAGCGCATCGAGGACATGCTGTACCAGCGACAGCAACCGGCGCGTGCGGAGGCGCAGCAGGGATTGGAGACCAAGCTCCAGAACATGGGGCTGACCCGTGGCACGCCACAGTTCAACCGCGAGCTTCAGCGGCTGCAGGACCAGCAATCGCGCGAGCGGTACGACGCCATGCAGACCGGCGGTCAGGAGATGGAGCGCACGTTCGGCATGGGCATGCAAGGCCGGCAGCAGGCATTCAACGAACTGATGGGCGCGGGCACATTCCAGAATGCAGCCCAGGGGCAGAAGTACGGTCAGCAGACCCAGTCTGCCGCGTACCAGAACCAGTTGCGCCAGCAGCAGATGGCCGAAGCCATGCAGAAGCGCAACCTCCCACTGAACGAGTACAACGCGTTGATGTCGGGCACCCAGGTCGGGCAGCTTGAAACCCCGGACTTTGCCAAGAGTCAGTCGGCTGGTGGCACCGATTACACGGGCGCTGCTCAGAATACTTATCAGGGCCAGATGGACGCCTACAACGCCAAGCAGGCCAGCAAGCAGGGTCTGATGTCTGGCATCGGCGGCCTCGCTTCCGCCGGCATCATGGCGTTCTGATCATGAAGGTTCTCCAGTTTTCCGGCGGCATAGACTCCCTGGCGTGTCTGCTGCTCC